TCATTGAATCAGCAGTCCTGAACTGCCAAAAGAAGTTATCAGAATGAAAAGGTATACCGTCAGGTACATTTACATCAGATGCAGTGAACAAATTCCACGTAGTGGATAAGTATGCTATTTTCCTAAATGCTTCAGCGATACCGAGCTGTGTCCCAGCAATCTTGGCAAGCATATTAAGAGCAGTAACGATAGAGGGAGCAGAGAAGGATGTCCAATAGGACAGTAAATAGTTAGTTATTGGATAAACATTATCACCAGCACCACCTCCAGCTACATCAACCCAGCATATTTCGATTGGCTCAAGGGGAAGAGTGCCAACTGTACCAACAATTCCAAACGTAGGGGGCCAGGTTGGAATAGAATTTGCTTGATTCTGTGTAGTAGGAGGTTTACCTCCAAAACCCTTAGGTAGTAGAATATCTATGTAGTATGCACCGGGTATCACAATAGTATCCACATTGTCAACATAGTGATTGAGGAAGATACCCACTCCATCTGGTGCCGTTGTGCTTATTTCTTGAGTATGTAGTGCATAAGGCCAGGGGGAAAACATCAATACAACAAGGGCAATCATGACGTTTGGATCAGTAGATGTATTCATCCACCAAGGTGGAATGACTATGACATTAGCTCGCCTATCAGGGTCTACTGTCTGCAGGGTCACATGAAATCGCAACTCACCCTTACCGCCACCGGGAGCTTCAATATGAAAGGGAAAAACTGGGTCAAGACCACCACAAGCCTCACCAAAAATGACAGAATCATTTACCCCAGGGACAACAGGAATTCCATTATTGGTTGAAGCGTATCCATCATTCAGTTCAGCTTGATTAAAGTTGAAGAAGTTAGCATCAACATTCTGCACACCACCTTGTGTTATGGCTAGCTGTGCTATCAGTTTAAGGTATAAGGACTCAGGTACCCACTCATTAACAGTGGTGTCTGCAATTATGTCTAAAACATCAGTAGGTGCAAATCCGCTCTTAGTCACGTTATTTCTATTGAGAGCTATAATCCCGTTGGAATCCATTTGGCTCCAAACATTTACTGCAATTGGAGTCTTAGACATGGGGAGACCATCAGAATCTTGGAAAACACAATTCATATAGGACAGCCGATTAGGGGATATAGCAGGCGCAACAGCGAGATTACCATTGTAGAAGGACCTAGCTTGGCAGATAACCTCAGTAGGAAAGATCTGTTCGGGATCAGCAGTTAAGGTATTATTGGGTTGAATCCTATAGGCAGAGAAATAACTCGAATTAGCCCAGTTAAAATTCGTTCCGACGTAGCCGTTAGGTATTTCGACCATTGAGGATGCATAGGACACAAGATCCATCTGGCCCTTTGAGGGTTTAGTTAGAACCGTATCAATATTGGACAAGGACAACACATCAGTCATATAACGGGGAAATTCCACATTACCGTTGAGAGCATGTTGGAGCCTATTTCTAGCTATACCTGAAATGGACCATACATATATATTGCCATTCATAATGTGCATTTCTTTGTTGTGGCTCAAGGCCCGCACCTTTAGATCGGTGTAATTTTCAAGGAAGGTAACTTTCGTGTCACCTCTCAGAATCATCATATTGGCAAAAACGCTCGTGGGTGCATAAGTTCTCTCAATATTATATTCCACATTCAAGTAATGATTCCACCACATGCTCGATCTCTCAACATCAAATTCCGACAGCATGTTATGCATACATTCGACAGTATCAAGAGCAGATTCAGCTGCAAAATAGGCCATGACATAGATGTAATAAGGGTCCGATCTGTCAGCATTTGGGTCGTAAAAGGTAGTCATATTGTATATTTCACGGACAAATTGTTGGTGATGTTTTGTACCGTTCTTAGATATCCATATCGCAAAAGTTTTCATGTCTTTGAAGAGTGCCGCCATCTTACGTTTTCGTTCTAACATCTGACGCAGGTGAGCCATTGCGGATTTGTGTGTAGGTGCCTCTACTTCAATATTTTTTCTTGTCCTACTTCGAGACCTATCATTAGCACCCTTACCGGGAAGATTAGTAGTATTACTATTGATATCCCAACCATTCTTCTTAATCATATCAAGATCATCAGTACCGCCATCTTGACCTCGCCAATTTGACCCAGTGTCACCAGTCAACCCCTTGTCAACAATTAGGAAGTCAGCTCCATCTACAAGCTGATCAGCGCACTTTTTAACAAACTGGGTGCGGTCATTCATTGCGTATCGTGCTGCCATGTGTTCACGGAAGAATGGGAAATCGTTAAGTTCAAGAGTTATTAGTTCGATGGGTATAGCAACAGAGCCTGATTTACCATGGTTTATCGTTATCATTTCATCGGTCAGTTCAACGTCTTTGTCTTGAAGTTCAGCAATTTGGGACAACCACTCAAGGGTCGTGTTACCGTTGATAGCATGCATCAACCTATTCCAAGCCAGTGCCAACTGTTCACTAGCAGCATCAAAAGATTTAACTGTAATCTTCGCACATATGCTCTCAATCTGCTTCACATATGTCGTCACCTCATCAGTCACTATACTATACTTAAAGGAATGGGGATCATCAGGATTAAATGTCTGTATGGGATGTAGAAATTCACAATGCATAAAGGGCCTACCGGGACACTGTAAAATAGTATCCATCGATAACATTCGTTTAAGTTTTCGTACGCCAGTCCAGTTCATCATATCATCAGCAGTATAGATTAAATCATCAAACAAAAGATGGTGCTGGTCGTAGAACACAATTATCTTATTGTCGAAAAGATGTCTTTTAATAGCATTATCATTGATGGTTTGGTTCACTTTCAGTTTATGTGGAGTACCACCTTCACCCTGCTTGTAGCCTTCATGCATCTGTATACCACGTTGGAGCAGTTGGGCTGTGTGCAGTGATACATCATATTCTTTACGTGTTCGAGTTGTGGGCACAAAGGGAACAGTGCCTGGTGCAGTACCAGGGTTAAATTCTGTGACCCACATAGGCACAGTGTTACTTGGGGTAGTAGTAATAGTAGGAATGGTCAGAACATTGACATCCAAGGGAGGTGAAGAAAGGATATCAGTAGTAGTAACTAAAGGGGTATTTGTGATTGTGGTTTGAGTAACCAAAGGTTCATTTTGAATCGTCACCTGTAATACATTCTCAACAGCTGTAATTGTAGTGGGGTTGACTATCGCATCACCAGTAGATATATCAACCGTACCGTTGCTGCCCCATAAACACAACTGGGTAGTGAAAGCAGTGGTAGACACGGATGTTAAGGAGAGATAAGAGTAGACAAGTTGTTGACCAGCCTCAACATAGGTAGTTATTACAGGTGATGAGGAAACTGAAGTAGCATTATGAGGTGCACCAGGATTAAAGAACATAGGAGAGCCATAACCTGCGACATTAATATATAACCATGGGCCCCAAGCCGAAGTGACTGAACTGACGGGTAGACCGGGAGCCGCGCTTCCTCCAATGATCAGGGATAGACCCGAAACTCCAATAGACGCAGTAGAATTAATACCATCAACGATGGAGATATAAACAGTCCCTGAATTAGTAAATACGAAGTTAACCTGAACATCAGTTTGAACATTGACAGCAGCAGTGTTAAGTGGAAGATTGATGTGGTTTGCAGATGAATACATAGGTATACCAGCCATATAACCAGCAATATAAGTGGGAAAAGCACGCAGATCAACAACATGTGGGGTGAGGGGAACCAGGTCAGTAATGAACTTTAATGACCGACGAGTTGGAGAGACATCATCTATTAAGACATTGCCGTCGAGAGAAGTACGTCCTGTCTTAAGACAAGAGTTATTAATATAGAAAATTTGTTCCTTTTCCGAAGGTTCCGAAACAGGCCTCTTTTCCGAAGAGACTGAAACAGTTTTGTTTAAAAGATTATTCATGAAGAATGTTGTTTGCCGAAGCGAGTGGCCGTTTTGTTGA